CTGTTTCAGAACTTATTTTTTCAATTGTTACATACCTGTCTTTCCCGTCAATGGATGGCGGCAAAATTATCTCAGCCTTGTTATTTGCCATTTCTGACAGATAAACAAGATTATTTTCAAGCGTGCCATTTAGCGATTGGCCATCATCTCCATTAGTGCCTTGATCGTCCATTTTATTATATTAAAATTTAAGCTGTAATTGTAAAGCTTCTTCTATTATCGGTAGTTCCAGAAGCTGTTAGTCTAACAGGAGGATTATTTGGAGAATGAGCGTCTATGTGAACGTAATGGATTCCCAATCCAAGTTTTTGAGTTATTTCTGCTGGTATAACAAAGCTAAATACTCCGCTACTATTTATTTCTGTAGCTTTACATTCTACTTGATAAGCTGGCAAGCTATCGGGCGGGCCACTGCGACCGATATCAATTTGAGCAGTAACTTTGATAGCTGGCTTCAACTCTAAAAGAGTCGCGCCATTCATTAATTTATATGTTGCAGTTCCTGATAATGTTATTGTCGATCCCCTAGAGAAGCTAGAGCCTGATAGAGTATCAAAAACAGCAGAAGCTGAATTTTCTCCCACAGCCAAAGATGCGTAAACTATTCTATCAAAAGCGGTTGGAACATATTCGTCATCTTGTCTTCTTTTTAATTGGTATATGATAGGAAGAATATTTGAGTAATTTCTTGGGTTTAGTTTTGAAGCTAAATCTTCTTCTCTTGTTTTTGGTAGTGGCATTATAGAGGCTCCTGATAGACCATTCTCCTGAGAGCTTCCTCACTGGAGACAGCGTTGAGAATTCTAGAATCTTTAGATGTGTTAATGCTAGGTATGCCAGCAGTATTAAATACTGAGCCTCCAAAAGTGCTTGGGTTGGCGTAAGGACCAGCAGCGCCATCAAGAGTGGACGCTTCTTCTCCCACCATATAAGCGCACGGGCTAAGAACTAAGCCATCAATAACGACTCTTTTGGGCGTAAATACCTTTGATCCTTCTAGCCCATATCTTACCATAAGCTCTACTGAGCTTCTCTTATTCATTCCCATCTTACCAGCTTCTCCTGGTGCTTTGCCCTCAGAGACCGTGTCTGACAACTGTTCAATTATAAAAGCAATTTGTATTTTTTTGACATCCTTGTTTCTGATATGATGAACATAAATAAATGGATCTTGCGGTAAGTCAGGCCAGCCATTCTGACCCTTTGCCCAGCTGGTAAAATTTTCTTTTGGTAACTCTGGTCCGGTATAGTTTCTGCCGACAGGTCTAACATCTTCTTCATTTGGGTTTATTTTACCAAGTAATTTAAAATTAGCGGGCTTATAAATATAGACCTTATTAAAATTAGCTAAAGGCTTTTGATTTTCTGTGCCAAGATTGATTTCCATCAAAATGTTTCTGAAATTATATTCTCCAGCGGAGTTCATAGCGGGAAGCTTATTTAAATAAATACCTTTCAGCATATCTAAGCCATAAACTTTTCTACCAAATTGATCCACAAGTCCATAAATCGGACCTTCGCAAAGAGCGTCTACGCTATGAGAAATAGACATAGACTTCATTAAGTTTTGGTTACGATCAGGTGGAACCAGTCTTGGCACTGGTGCCTTGTCTCCTTTGGCGCCCTTAATGAACCTATATTTATTTAATATTTTCATTATGCACTATAGTTATTTACAGGAATAGATGTTTCTTTTACCCCTTTAAGCGAAAGTTTTGAATCCAAGAATCTAACTTTTACTCTAACTGGCGAAGTAGTCAGTGTTACGCCATCCAAACTTACTTTGCAATTAAACTTTGATTCATAATATGAATAGCCGTTATCGATCTCTCCGTTCTTTGAAGGTCTTTTAGCCGAAAACTGTACGACTCTGTTGCCCTCTGATGATCTTGACTCGGCATAGTTGTATACATCTTCGAACACAAGACCAGTTCCGTTAGCTGCCGTACCATTTGTTTTTGTAAAGACTGTTCCAATTCTTGGTGAGCTTGCTCCAATGCTTCCCCAATTAGTAGTGTTGCCGAGATTAAGAATTTTATACTGTCTTCCGCTTACCATCTGATCTAGCGGAACTCCCCAAGATCTTGGCATAAATTTGCCACTTTCAGGTAGATTAATATCGGAAATTTGTCTATATTTTAATTTATCTGCTGGAATAACTTTAAAATCAGAATAGCCCCCATCCCAATTAGTATCATACTGGTAATAAAAACTAATACCTTCTGAGCCCAGACCATCTTGGAATCTTGCGTATAAATGATGATATCCGGCAGTTAGCAAGATTTCTCCGCTGCTGGACGGCATTGCTGCAATCGAAGCGCTGTCAGTTGGACTTGCGAAACCGTGACCGCTATACCAAACGCTAGCAGCTTGACCATCAATGTACAGATCAGCCGCATCATCAGAGTCTATCTTGAAATTGTATTTAACAACTGGATAACAAAGACCATCACCAGTGCTTTGATAAGAATTTTTAACAAACGTGAGCCCAAGCTTTGGAGGAATAGCGGCCCCGCCCGCGCCAGTTAAACCAATCGCCGCCCACTGCCCTGTGTCGCCAACTTTAATAATTTCATACATTACTCCAGCAGTGGTATCTGGAACCTGCCTCTTCAAGTTGCTCACCAATGGGATATACAAGTAACCCATCATTTCCATAGCATAATTATCAACGCTGGTCGTGTTGCCGCGAACACTTTGCTCATTTGTGGCCTCAACGATTCCCTCATACACGCCTTCGTATTTGAAGGCGGGCATCCCGCTGATAAGCTGGTCAAACTCTACCTTGCCAGTTGGTGAGGAAAGGCCAGTCCAGAATGGAGCATTGCCAGTATTTGTTCCTGTAGATGGTAGATGACCAGAAAATGTTGATAGGGCTTTATAAATTCTTTCTTGACTTGGCTCTAAAATTTTTCTCCAGTGAGTTGTTCTTACAGTGTTTCCTGCGCCAGTTGGGATACCTCCGGTTCCGCTAAATCCACTGACAGCTTGAAAATAAGTACTCTTTTCACTCCCTGTTGGGAAGTTTACAAGCTCTCCACTATTATACAAATAAGTAGAATCCCAATCAGAAATTGATAATTTTGCAAATTGAGTTGGGCCATACTTGACCAAATCTCCAGACACATATTCTGCAAAATAATTCGGATCTGAACTTGTTGTATTTCTGTATTCTGACAGAAGCTTGTAATCCGCTGGATGATAGGATCGGTAAACAAGTCCGCTCTGGAACGAGTATGGATACTCAATATAAATTTGATTCTTGGTTGAATCCTGATTCAGTAAAGACCACTCGTATTCGATATCTTCATCATATGTGTCTAGATCAATATTTGAGACAATCTCTCCGTTTCTTTTGACGACGACTTCTACAGGACTTGAAGTGACCTTGTAAGCGTTCTTGGATAAAATATCAATGTACGAGTTTACAATTGTCGCAGAGGCAAATGAGACAGTATCATTCATATCCACAGCTTGATTTGTGGAGAATGAATCTTGAATTACTCCATCTGTGGAATCTGGCGCTTCATTTACAAATTCAAGGCTGGTATAGTCATCAACCGGCTTATCTACTGGAGCCATCAACTGCTTGATGTCCATATTCAAAGAATGGTGAGTGGCGCCAGCGCTGATCTGAGAGCCGCCAATTTTTAATCTACCGTAGCCAACTGGTATAGCTTGTCCCTGAGATGCATTATTGGGTTTATTACCAAAAAGATAAGATTTTCCGCCAGCTTGAACTTCTTGGTTGAAGTCTGGTTTTGGCGGTGGGAACAAAAGACCCATCACACCTTGCAAGACTAGGCTGGCACCAAGACCTATCAAAGTTGAACCAAGAAGCGAAAGCGAGCCCCCAGCAGAAACAGCCGCACCAGTTGTTGTTAATGCGCCCGCCGTTCCAAACCAAGCCGCGCCAAAAGCTCCTGCTGCACCAGCAGTAAGAACTATTGCCAAAACTCCGACAGCAATTAAAACCCCATTTTTTCCTGCTCCCCATACAATCGGCACAATGTGAACTTCCTTTGGAGCTTTTTTAATCTCAAGCTCCTCTTTAGTTTTTATGACTTCTTCGTCAACAACGACACGATAATGAACTCCCTTTGCAGCAAGCCTTTTAATTTCTAAGTCAAAGTTTCTTTTGTTTGCCTTGATTGCAAGAAAAGCCTCCTTTGGAGACTCAATGTGAAAATTGAATTCGTGCCCAAACTTGTTTCGCAGTTCACCGTAAAGAAAAACTTTAGTCATATTGTTTCTTTAAAATTTGCACAAAATCCTTGTTAACGTGAATTGATTTTGGCAAAATAAGATTAAACTTTTCGGACTTTTTACTATAGATCACAAAAGGAATGCACGAATTCTCACAATTAAATTGGTCAAACTTTGACTCAAGCTCGCCAGAATCTGGATGAGTATGATAAATTGCCGCCAATTTGCCTGTTTTAATCTTCTTTAAAATTTCGAGCGGGTGAATTTCAAATATATCATTTTGATAAACTGCCACATTCTTGGCTGGCTCACTTACCAATTGACCGTCTTCAACCAAAACAAAGCCGCAGACTTCGGCGTCGGATGTGTTAGCGTGCTCAATGATGGATTTCATATTACGACGAAATTGAATACTCCTCTGTTCCGGGGAATCCGCCAAACGGCAAGTAAGACTTGTTTCCAAATCTCATTTTGCAGCCCTCTATCGTTCTTGAGCACTGATCAGCAACCCAGTATTCTTTATTAAATAATGGGCTTTTGGCAGGAGTTGCCGTGTGGTTTTTTAAACAAAAATAAAATCTTTGCAGCGGCTCCCAATTTGGAATGGAATTAACATCGCGCTTAGTGACCTTGACATTGTGATTTTCAATGTAAACATAATCGCCAACTCGATAGTTCGTGTTGTTTTGCCAGCGGCCTGCAAAGGTTTCTCCCATCACACTATCCTTATCCAAAGAAATCGATTTGCTAATCGAAAGCGTAGTATAAAATCTTTGGCTAGATGTCAAAGATCCATACTCGGTTGGATCATAATAAAACCTAGTTGATGGGAGAGAAATGAAGGATGATGAATTTGGAACTTTGTAAGTTAAGGTTAAGTATTGGTCTCCTCCCAATCCATTAGCTTCAAAAAATCTTATCACAAGTCTATGATACCCTTCTGGTAATGTTATGCTGCCAGAGACATTTACAGTTGACCCGTTAGAAGAATAACGAGAACAAATGAGCGTATTATTGATAAATAACTCTACACAATCATTCACTTGAACTTGAAAAGAATAAGTCCCGCCCTGCCCATAATCAACTTTAAAGTATCCTAGAAACTCGTAATAATAATTATCTGCCACCTCTGGAGTAGTCGCAGAGACTAATGTTTCTGAACTTGCTAAATAAGAGGCGGCAGCTATGGCGCTAGTAAAAGAAGCGTTGCTTGTAGGCATTGTTGTACCATTGTACCTCCTTCTAATCAAAGATCCTTGATTTAAATCTGTTGGGAGGCTTAGTCTCAGATCGTTTTCATCTGCAACTGGTGGACCCATATATCTGCATCCATTACCTCTATAATGAAAAGAGCAGTAGCGCGCCATTACAGTTCTTCTTGGAAAAGTAACGTTTTCAATTTCCAGCGGCGAAGCTAATTCAAGTTCAATCGCTGCCCTGTTTTCGCTCGCCCTTCTGAGAACAAAAAACACTTGATCTTCTAACCCAGCCGTAGCGTCAGCTGACCCGTAGGGATTCCGACCTTCGGCAAAGTTAGCGTTGTCAAGAAACTTTAAAAATGTTCTTTTTCTGACCACCTTAGCGCCAACAAGGTTATTGTAACGTCTAATTAAATTAGATACGAAGAAATCTTGATTGGAAACCGCCAGCTTTGGTCTTGGTAAGCTGCCGTCACCTTTGCTTTCAAATCCAGAACTCTGAATTGGAAATGGCAGATACTCAACGCCCTGCCAGTATATCGAACCATTTATTCCATTAGTTCCGCCGTGAATGTAAAGTTTATCATCAGGAGTATTAACGTAATCATAATAAATAACGAAAAACTCCAGAAGAGCGGTTGGCTCTAATGAAAATAGTTCAGAATTTACCTTTTGACTAGATTCCCTAGACATTTCCTTTTACCTTTAGATTATATTACACTGATGGACCCTAAAAGCAAGATAAAAATAGATTCTTTTGAGGTCAGTAGGATGTACCTGACAGACATTCCAGAGGTATTAAAAATGGCCATTGAGGCCCAATCCTCTTTCGGAGTTAACCCAATATCGTCTCCCACAGCCTTTATCCAAGAAATGAGCAGGGTATTGCAGGCGAATACTAGATTTTCGTTTGTTTTCCGTTCAAATAATAAAATATTTGCAGCTTTCATCTTTAGCGCGAAAACAACTAAAAGCGCCGATTTCCTTTATGCTTTCTCAAATCCTAGAATTATTCAAACAGAAGAAATGTACGAGGCGTTCTCAAATAAACTAAAGGAGATGCCTTTTGATGTTATTTATGCTTATGTCTTGAAGAAGAGAAAAAGATTTGAAGTTTACGTCAGATTTTTAAAATCTATTGGATTTAAAAAGATTTTTAATGAAAATGATGTTTATCTGGTGATTTCGAACGAAAAAGCTTGACAAAGGATCATTGGTCGCTTAAATTCATAGCAATGAATTTAAACAGGCTCGTAAGCCTTGCCAGAAACTTAATCATCTACGACGACATCGAGTTGCGGTGTCGGCACTTCGCATTCATTTTAAACAAAAGCAAAATAGTTTCTATCGGGCGAAACTCCAAGAAGTCTCACCCAATTAACCAAAAGTATGGTTATTTTGACGGAAGTGGTTTACACGCAGAGGCTTGCGCGGTAATTAAGTCTGGAAATATCGACCATTCAAGGCATACTTTAGTCACGTTTCGTATTGACAGGAACAATAAAGTTGCTATGGGTAAGCCGTGCAGACACTGCCAAAAGCTTCTCAACGACGTTAACTTTAAGGAGATTTATTATTCTGATGAACAAGGACAATTCCAAAAAGCCTGAAGATATCATTTCTGATGGATTCGGCAGTAGCTGGGTAAAGTGCAAGATGGGCGAGGCGTGTGGTTTGCACGTTGTTCGCCCCGGCAAGTCTCAGTGCTGGTGCGACTCTAAAACAGCTTTCCTGTACGAGGACAGCTTTGAGTCAAAAGATAAGGCTCGGCTTGCTGGTTGGGCTGGAGATGGCTGGTATTTTTGGGGGGAAGATGATGTGTCCTGCTACGGACCCTACAAAACTGAATTGGAAACTAAGCGGGACTTTCTAAGATACTTAAACTCAATTTAATGAATATTTTAATTATTGAAGCTACCAGCAAGCGGAAGCCGCTGGCTGAAGATTACAGTGACACTTCCATTGTTCATTGCCGTAATAGTCTTATTTTAAAGAAAGCTCTTGGCGCCGATCTTCTTGACGGCGAGTACTTCCTACCAGAAGTACTGAAGAAGCAGTACGACATCATCATCTGCTGCTACGCTTCGCCGTATATGCCGCACGTACCTTACCGTCAGGTTCTTGAGAAGAACCCCAAGGCAAGGTATATCTGGCTTGTAAACGATCACGATATCGAGGATAACCAGCTTCTCCGCTGGGGTATCATTAATATGGGGCTGACCTATGATATGATCTGCAACAATCCCAGAGAAGGCTATCGTCACTGGATTTTGAATAAAAACATTGCAAATAAGAAACTTAATGATTTTATTAACAAGTGGCTCACAGTTAATTTAAACTCGCTGATTATGGACGAGAACAGAACTCCTGTTGACCACTCACAGAAGAATGGTGTCATTTATTACGGCACCTACCGCAAATGGCGCGCCGAGTCGTTCAAGAAGTTCCTAACTGAAGGAGTGTTTCTTTCTGCTTCAAATAAGAATTGGAAAAAATTCCAAGCTCTTGGCTGCAATTGCAACTATATGCCCAAGCTTGAATGGCAGAAGAACAATGAGGATCTTCGCAAGTTCAAGTACTCCATTTATATGGAGGACGAGCACACTCATAAGAACTATGCGTTTCTTGCCAATCGCTTCTACGAGGCTTTGATGGCAGATGTGGTTATGCTGTTTGATGCTGACTGCGCCAATACTATTCAAAAGTGCGGCTACACCATTCCCGAGCGCCTAATCATCGATAACGAAAAACTGAAGAGTGGCGTAGTTAAGTACGCAGAATCTCTTGCTTTTCAAGCAAACCTGATGTATCAACAGACATTCTTTGATCAAGCGATAGACGAAAAACGAACCGCAATTAAGCAAATAAAAGATTTTCTCGTATGAAATACAAAGGACGAATTGAACTGACGCCAAAGTCAGCAAAGCATCTCGGAGTCGATGTCAAAAGACAATATGAGATCGATCTCCTGTCAAAGGCGAAAGTCATCTCAAATAATAATTATATTTTAATTTCAGTACCGGAAATCGGTATTGAAGGCGAAATCCAAGTCAACGAAACTAATTTCTTCACCCAAGAACTTGAAATTAAAGGATGGTTCTCTGTTAATCCAGAAGCCTACCTTTGCCAAGTCAGGTTGATTTTACAATGAGATATAAAATAAACACCACCGTCAACGTCTTTGGCGATCAATTAGTTTATGGCGCCTCTGGACAGCAAGTCACCCTTTACAAGGACGACTGCATTCGAATTGTTAGTCGTATGAAAGATATGTGGAGCAATGATATCGAGCATTGGCAAACTTCCTGCGGATGGCTCTTAAAAATCACACAAGATATTTTACCATATTTTGACAAGGACGAAGATCAACAATGATGACACTAAAGGAGCAGGAAGACAAAGTTTACGAAGAGTTTTTGAAAGTCAAAGGTGACTTTGAGACACTTCTTGATCGCAAGATCACGCGAAAGAACTTCAAGAAGGCGATAATCGACACGACAAGAATTGCCGCCAGCGAGATGTCAAAGCTTGAAGCGGATGATGGAGTCCGAGACAATATCGCGGAGTTCTTTAAGGTTTGCCACAGTTATCTTGGAGAAGTTGTCTGGGCCGAGATCAAGGAAAAGAATATTAAAATTTTCATCCACTACGAGGACACTCCAATGCTAGCTTGGAACATTCCAATCGATATGTTCTTTTCTCAGCAGGAGCAGTACGAAGTTGGGGTGAAGATGATCACCAACAGTTTACAGGAGTGCTTTATTTCGTTCTTCCTTTCTCCAGAACTTCGTCAGTCCGTGATCAAAGGGGACGAGTCAGCGATTAGAATTCTTTACAATTCGTTTAATCGCCCCTCAATGGATTCCAGCGTAGTCAACCTCAAGATGCTGAAGGAATGCTTCCCAGACTTTTACAAGTACATCACAACAGAGCTTGACATTATGACCGTAGAGCAGATGGAAGCGTTTGTTAAAAATAAGAACGGTAAAAAGGTGCGTGGCTCAAAGAAGGCTTAACGTGTACGAAAGGCCGACAGTTTGCACTGAACCGTTATGGTTTGGTTTGGGCGATACAATGCATTTCTTACCAGTTGTAAAGAAATTAAGCAAGACGCTGAACTCTAAAATCGACATCATCACCCAGCATCCTCAAGTCTTCCGAAATAATCCTTATGTTGCTGCTATCTTTAATCTGCAAGATTATAATTTCAAGATACAAGAAGGGAACCCCTACTTCTTCGCGCCGTTAAGAAACAAGAATCCGTTCTGGTTTAATATTGATATTAAACAGTATATTGCTCACTCGCTTGGATTTGAACTGCTTGATGACGAGAGGGTTCTGGAGTTTTATCCAGAACCATTTGTGAATGTCGATTTGCCAAATAAGTATGTATTAATCACTCCAGCAAAACGCGGCGTCGACAGAGACTTTGGCAAAGATGGCTGGCAGAAAATAGTGAATGAGTTAAACGCAAATAAGATTCCTGTTGTTCTTGAAGGGGCTGGCGAGTATCACGAACTGGACGTTGAGCTAGGATTAAACCTTTGCGGGCAAATAAATTCATTGAGCCAGACTTGGCACTTGATGAACAAAGCCCACTCTTACGTCACCTTTGATACTGGGATGTACATCCTAGCAGGCTCAACAGGAACGCAAATATTCTTAATAGATTCTTACTTTGAGAATCGCTGGCACAAGCCATTCAGAAAAGGCAGTCTCGATTATAAATTAAAAGTAATTGAGGGAGATTGCGCCGAAAAATGTTTGGGTAATTTGAAATACTATGTTCGCGAATCTGGCCTGCATCAGTTCAAGGTACAGCAGTGCCAGTTAAAGTACGATTCTTTCAAGTGTATCCCAAGCGTTGAAAAGGTCGCCAAAGAAGTTGTAAATCATTACAATGCCGTATCTTAATTCTAATATCCCGACATTCTTCGCTTACCTCAAGAGCGACTTCCTGTATAATAATACTAATAAAAATACGGAATATATCCCTTGCGAAGTGTTTGGCGTTACCTCTCTAACCAGACGGTGTTTATTGTTTCAGATTATGACCGAGTTTGGGTCAAGACACGATAGAGTGCCAATTCATTATCTGGTCAGAGACCCAAAGCATTCCAAGCTTGATCTCGATTGGTTGCAGCTTTGGGACTGCTACTCAAATTCCCTTTCAGTTACCAGATACGAGTACCACAAGAACGCTTCTGTTGAAGTGCAGTTGAAGAATCGTGAATGGATTGAGGGCAAATATCTATTCACAATAGACTGGCACGATAACCCCGACGCAGCTTACGGTTATTCTGAAATGGCTGGAGGCCACAAGTGCGGACATCTTATCTGGGGATTACAGAACAAGAAAGGCGATCCGGTTAATCAGTTATTCCTACAGCCAAATAACCGACTGATTTGGAAAGATGGCGGCGCTTTTATTTCCAAAAAGCTTGACAAGAAGCCCGATTGGAAGGTATTTGAAGGAGAGTTCACTTGCGAAGGCAAAGGCAAGTGGGTCGCTGAAGACAACTACGACTACTTTTATCAATTTAAAAATAACGAATGATCGAAGTTCAAATAAGTAATGATATGATTAGCGAGGCTTTGGAAAGAGCCGCGCAAGTTCCAATTTTGAACAATTCGGACACAAATAATCACGGAACCAAGATAGCTGCTCTCTCTGATCTGATGGTTCAGAAGACTTGGGGCGGGCGAATCGTATCCGATATGAGCTTCGATTTCGATTGGATCTCACCCAAGCTATTTTTATTTGAAATTAAATCCAAGGAGCGCAATGTTGTACCACAGCCTTGGCACAACTGCACAGTAAAGGAGTACAATACCAAACAGAAATGCGACTACTACCTGTTCACCAGCATCTTTGGGGACTACAGCAGAGGCTGGATTCTTGGCTACATCAAGAAAAGCGATTTCTTTGAGCAAGCTACATTCTTCAAGGGCGGCGACTTTGATCCCGATCCAAGAGGAGACCGATACAAGTTCCCGTCTAATTGTTTTAATTTGAAAATCGAGCAGTTGCACTGTTGACAAGCTGCCATTGATCTGACTCGCTCACCCTATGCAACTCGCACTTTGCTGCATCTCCAACGTCCTTGCTGACCAAGGTCATAAGTTCCAGACTATGACCCTTACTCGCTTTCTCAAGCTTCCCCGCGCAGAAGCTATCAACACCGTAAGCGAGCGTATCCTCAACAACTTCCTTGTTACCAATCGCGTCATCCAGCACTGCGCTGACTCTGGCATCGCAGGCTATCGCCTCTCCTCTGCGCTCGTTCCCGTCATCTCTCACCCCATCGTCAACTTGCGCTTGCAGGACTTGCCCAACTGGTCCGACATTCGCGCTGCGCTCGACCAGATTGCAGCCACTATCGTTCGTACCGGCGTTCGCGTTTCCGCTCACCCCTCCGAGTACATCACGCTCACCAGTCTCGATCCTACCGCCATCCGCAACAGCGTTGACGATCTCACTCAGCACGCTGACATCTTCGACCTTATCGGCTTGCCACAAGACTACCGTTCACCTCTCAACATCCATTGCCGTCAAGACGGCGACCCTGTAGAGATTTCACAACGTTTCCTGTCCGTCTTCCGTACCCTGCCTGCCAACGTTCGCAATCGTCTTGTCATCGAGGTCAACGACAACGTTAGCGGCACTTGGTCTATCCGTAACCTTTTTCAGTACTTCTACTTGACAGCAGGCATTCCTGTCACCTACGATTCGCTCCATCGCCAGTTCTGCAATCACGGCAACGATGACTCTGCTGATTTCCATCTCGCTCATTCTACTTGGCCTACTACCCCTCTGTTTCATTACTCCGAGGGTGTCGATGGCACGCGCAAACACGCCGATATGCCCACAGGCATTCCCAATTCCTACGGCAAACCCGTGTTCTTCGACGTAGAACTCAAGTCCAAAGATCACGCCATTTTTCACATCCTCCAACAATGCAAAGCAAAATAGACAGTACAAAAGATAAGGTCGCCGCCTTTTTAATTGATAAAAATATCCCATTTGAAATTGCGCCGATCAACCTAGAGCACGAAAGCGAGAAGAAGTCCGTCACCGGCTACAAGGTAGTGATCGCCGCGCTCTCCAGCGTAATCGCGTGGAACTTCAAGTCACGCAAGGTCGAGTTCCTTGCGCTGAACGAGAACCTCATCCAGCACCTTGTGTCGGAGGGAATGTCCGACGAGCAGATTATGGAGCAGGGTAAGGTGTGGATTCACATCAAGACCTTCGCCTCCTACAAGAAGTTTCTGACGCTGTGCGTCGAGCCAGCGAATTAAAACTAATTAAAATGAATCGCCCAATCATCTATTCTTCCAAGAACGTTAACGACGTATACTGGGTCTACCAGCAGGCAAATTCTGCTTTCCTCAAGCACTTCAAGCACCAAGGAGACTTCGCGATTTCGTTCACCAGCAAAGATCCGCTCTTCTCTTTGGCGGTTGAAGACCCTTCAGAAAACGAGTTTAAGTGGCTCACTGACAAAGTTTTAGAAATTCTCTCAGAAAAAGTTAAACAAACCGCTTGACGGCAGGCAGGGAATCAACGATACTCTGCTCACCAAATTGCTCCAATGATTGTTCAAACCATCCAGCGCAACGTTGTTGAATCCAGCGACTTCAAGTCTGAAATCGCTACTATCGATCCGCAGGAGATGCGCTACATCTCCTCGCTCCTCCGCAACAATTACTCCGAGCCGATTTTGGCTACGGTTCGCGAGACCGTTGCCAACGCCCTTGACGCCAACTCTGGCGCGAATCGGCCCATCGAGATCACTTGCCCGAGCTTCCAAGACCCTGTTTTCAAGGTCCGCGATTTCGGCGCTGGCTTGTCTGAGGAAGACCTCTTTGGTCTTTACACCAAGTACGGTCGCTCCACCAAGCGCGACGACAACACTTGCATTGGTGGATTCGGTATCGGTCGCTTTGCTCCTCTGTCCTACACCGACACTTTCAACGTCGTTTCCCGTAACAACGGCAAGGAAGTGATCATCTCCGTCTACGTTGACGAGGAGGGTAACACTCGCTTCACCAAGCTTGGCGAGCAGGCTTGCACTGGCGAGAGCGGCTTGGAGATCATCGTTGCAGTGAAGATGGACAACCTGTCCGAATTCAAGGAGGCTATTGCTTACTGCACTTGTTTCCTCGACAAGGATTTCGTTCTGCACGGTATGCAGAAGATCGTCACGAACTGGACCGTTAAGACCGATTCTTGGGGGCACTTCAGTGAAGCAGAAAATGATGCAGATGGCAATCATCCTTGCCATCACGGCGCGAATGCCTTGCTTGTTATGGGCGGCGTTCCTTACCCTGTTGACCTTGGAACCTTGATCACTGTCGGGACTCAGGGCAAGATTGCCGAGTTCATCTCCGTGATTAATAATCGCGGCTACTCTGCTCGCAATTTCGTTTTCTTCGTTCCCGTTGGCTCTGTGTCCCTGCACCACTCTCGCGAGAGTCTGGAATACAACCCGCGCACCAAGTCCTTTTTAATTAATTTTTTTAACAAGGTTCAGTCCGAGATGCTGGAGGACTTCCAGAGCAATCTCAGCAAGTTTAACGACTTCTCAGACTTCGTTGACGCGCAATCTAAAATCTGCGCCAACCCCATCTTTCGGACGATTGCTAATCGGGAGTTCGTTTTCACTTCAGCTTCCGGTCAGACCTTCAAGTCGAACTGCTTGCAGAAGGTCAATGACATTCTGATTGCAGCCTTCTCCCAAAACATCCGCAGGCGTCGTTCTAGCTCCTCTGCTTTCAAGCGGATCAACCTTACCAAGGAGAACATTTACATCGAGGACATTTTTGACTCCAAGGCAAACAACTATCTCTTGGTAGCCGACGAGCGCAGTTATATGAACTGCATCAATTGGATCTTTGCCGAAAAGCCTTTTGAGTTCAATAACATCTTCGTTGTCTCCAAGGAAAACGCTGAGAAGACCCTTCTCATCAACCACACCAAGAGCAAGAATATCCTGTTCGTTTCTAAGACCTCCAAGATCGTTCGTCCCAAGGCTGGAGCGACAGATGTCTTGAGGCTTTGGAAGACTGGCGATTCTCTCTACGGCAATCATTACGTTAAAACCACAGCGCCGAGCGAGGATTTCCATTATGTTCTGATTGACAGGAACAACAGCAAGCACCCTAGCAATCACGAAATTACTTTCGGTCGTTCCCGCCTTCATCTGAAGAGCAGCAGCCTCTATCACTTTATCATTGAAACCTCAAATAAGCTTGGCATCAAAATCGATGCTCTCTACGGGATTTATAACGAATTAAATCTCCCGCCTAACGCCAAGAACCTCTTCACTGAGTTTTCGGATAAGTTCAAGGCTCTGGCGAAGAAGAACGAGGATATTCTCGCCAAGAAAGCTGGGGCTCTGCACTACAGGTCGCTGCTTGAGCGTTCAATGTCGAACACTAGCAACACTGTGTTCCGGCTTGACTTGTCCGCCTCGTTGGGCAAAGACCATCCCCTCTCCAAGATCGGGGCTAAGGCTTTCGACAGGGTTTCCTACAGCGATGACCTTCAAGAGAAGGAAATCGATTTGATCTCCAGTATCACCAGCAAGGGCACTTTCGAGATGGAAGACCTTCCCGTCGATCAGAAGAAGATCGAGAATGAAGTTATGTTTGTGGTCAACAAGTACCCGATGCTGAAGCATCTTGGCTGGAGTCACGGTGCAGAAGCCTCAACCGACATCATCAACTACATCAAGTTTATCGATCAGCACTCTTGATATTTTCCCATCAACCCATAACATACAATACCTAGTATTATGAATAAGCCCGCCTACATTATGCGCGACGAGTCTATCACGGTCATCGTGGAGAATCGTCCTTACACGGTCGAGAAGACGCACCCGAACTTCCTTCCTCTCCGTAAGGCTTTGCTGAATGGAGACTACAGCGACATTCCGAACCTCGTTTCGGTGCCGCACGTTATCAAGAATATGACTCGCGGCTCGATCCGTATCGAGAACGAGAAAGTGTTCTACAAGAACCATCAGCTTCACGGCGTCGTTGTGAACAAGCTGATCGAGATGCTGAAGGCTGGCGCGACTGACGCTGACCCTCTCCTGCTCTTCATCGAGCGTCTGATGGCGAATCCTTCCGCCAACTCTGTCAACGAGCTTTACACGTTCCTGTCTTACAAGAACTTGCCGATCACTCCCGCTGGAACTTTCTTGGCCTACAAGGGGGTTAAAAATGATTTTTATTCCCGTCAGGCCAACAAGGACACTATCGTTGTGCAGGGCAAGACGGACTCCACTGGCGCCATCTTCAATGGTGTCGGTGAGACCATCGAGGTTGCTCGCCGCTCGGTCGATGACGTTAAGGACAATCACTGCTCCTTTGGCCTGCACGTAGGCAGCTACGATTACGCGAACAACTGGGCTGGCAATGACGGTCGTCTGTTGCTGGTGGAGGTCGATCCCGCTGATGCTGTCAGCGTGCCGACTGACGCCAACTTCCAGAAGCTCCGCACCGCTCGCTACAAGGTCGTTGCCGACATCACTCCCGAGCGCAAGGAGATTCCCGATGCGGTCTACAACTACAGCGATGACTGCGATGGCTGCGACGAGACTTGCGAAGGCTGCGAGTCTGAGACCAGCTACGACAAGATGTTCAATGAACTCAACGCCGAACACGACGAAGACTTCATCAACCTCAAGATTCGCAACTACATCGAGAACTCCATCGAGGCTGGCACTCACCCCAGCATCAAGCAGATCCAGAGCCGGATGAAGAATTACTCTCTGTCCTGCGAAGTGATCGAGGAGATCGTCACCGAGGAACTCGGCTACCGAGTCACCAGCGATGACGGTTCCGATAGCTACAGCAGCCTGCTCGTTTACCATAACTTCTGATAAATATGCTCAACAATCCACTCGTACAAAAGCTGTCTAACGCCAGCGAAACCGAACTTGATGTTGCCTTTGCGCTCCTCAAGTACAAGGAAATTGGTATCTACCGCAAAATCAAGGGGCTCTGCCTCGCATTCGGTCTGAATTTTGAGGAGGTTATCAAGATTCTTCCGCAGGAGAATGGCCGACTTCTCGACAGAGAAACACGCCATTACATCCACGACTTTATGCTGGCACGCGCAAAGGAGTTTCACACAAAGAACTAATGGATACCGTAACTTATCTCACCAAGGATGTTGAGACCAACAAGAACTGGCTTGAGGTCTGGTCGATTGAAGCTGACGGCTCTCTGAAGACTTGCGTAAATTTTTACGATATGGCTTTCGAGAACGTCGCAGCTTGGGTCGCCAACTGCTTCCGCCTAGAGTCTGACCGGACTGACGAAGACCTTGTGGTTGTTCACGCCTACAAGGACGAAAAGAACGAGATGGTCAGGGAGATCATCCCGATCAACCCTGAGACTCCGGTCTTCCAGAGCGTCAAAAAGTTCCGCGCCACCCTCATTAAGAATTAATTAAAATGAACCGCACCGAGCTATTCGCCCATCACGCCGAGCTTTGCAAGAAAGCGTTCAGCATAATGCAAGCGAAGAACAATGATTATGCTGGCAGTAAGGGAGACAACCCATTCGCCAACTTCCAACGCTGCGAGTCTATGGGCGTCTGCTCGGTAGAGCAGGGCTTTCTGGTGCGAATTGTGGATAAGGTCTCGCGCCTGTCCACGTTCGCAGCAGATGGCAAGCTGATGGTTCCTAATGAGAGCTATGAGGACGCGATCCTCGACATTATGAACTACTGCGTTCTGATGTCAGCTTACGTCAAGGACAAGAAGACCAAGCTATCAAACGATAGCTGAACCAACGAATCGATAACCAGCATCATAAGGCTGAACTAGTAAACCTGTGGGTAGGTTCAGCTTTATGATCTTGCTGTTGTATTCCCTGATCAGGTGATCGTTGAAATCCTGATAGGTGCTAGATCCAGTTGCGTTATAGCCAGTTGCGGAGTACAAACCAGTAATTTCGGCCCGATAAGCTACCCAAGCACCGGACGTTACGGTATAATCGTTATGAATCTCTGCTTGAAGAAGGCGCGGGCTGTCCATATATTTTATTACACTTAATGTCAGTTTTCAGTATTCTTTTATTTATTGTTTTTACCATATACTTGCTACAAAAACCTAATCACTTCATCAACAAATGAACACCAGAAAGATTCTCATAAATGCGGACTACGGAGGGTTCGATCTCTCGGAGCAAGCTTGCGAGCTTTACCTTAGTAAGAAAAACCTTGCGTTTTCCAAGATTCCAAGAGAAAACCCTCTGTTTGGCAACAAGTGTTCGTTCCAAGTTGGAGGCGACTACTGGTCTGCCTACAAAGTTCAGCGCGATGATCCAGTCCTAATCGAAGTTGTCGAAGAGCTTGGCTTGGAGAAGTCTGCTGGCGTGTTTGCCTCGCTGAAGATTGTGGAGATTCCCCTTGACGTTGAGTGGGAGATTTTTGAGTATGACGGCGTCGAGGAGATTCACGAAAAAAAGCGCAAGTGGAGCTAATATGTCCGAAGACGCCCATTCAGACCAGATGACAATCGTGATTTGCCAATGCTGCGAATCACAGTTCAGTCCCCAAGTTGAGCAAGTTCGTCAAGACGTTGACTTAGGTTACGTCTGCTCGGACTGCTTCATCCAACTCAGATGGGCTGGAGCGCGCCTCAAGGTCGCGACAATGAACCGCTGCACCAAGGCTCACAACAGCAGGGGCAACAACATTTAAAATGAATTTTAAACCACTCCCCGAGGAACTGACCAATCACGGGTACAAGATGAAGATGGTAAAGCGCACTGATCTGGTCGCAATGTATTCCAAGTGCGGCGGCTTTGAGGTCGTTGCTGTTCAACGCCACAACGGCTATGAGATCAAGGGCGTCAAGGTCGAGCCTGCCGAATATCTCCCCAAGGACGAAGACTTTGGGACAAAGGGCTGGTTCTTCTCTGGTCCGAATGGCCGCGAAATGGCGGAAGAAAAGTTCTCCGAATTGCAAAAAAGCCTCTTGACTAAGAGCAAGCTTTCTGATTAACTCTCAGCGTCAAATCAACCTAGTCTCACCTACTAACTATGTTCTACACAATCGCAAACGAAGATCCGGTAGTCACGACGGTTCCAAACGACTACTTTTCCACTACGTTCTCCGCAACTCGACGGCACAAGGGTATCCACGTTTACATCTTGGATAACAAGGATCAGAGAATCGGCGTCCTTGCCGTCACTGATGGCTACTATGACGACAAGAACGTTGTGATTGGCTGGTCTCTCTGCAACTTCACCGCAGGCGACCGCTTCGACACTGAGCTTGGTCTGAAGATCGCCTACGAGCGTTCTGCCAAGCACTCCATCGCGCCGCTCCCGATGTCCATTCTTCCCCGCTACGAGGCTTTCCTCCATCGCGTGAAGAAGTATTACAAGAATAAAACGGTTATTTGCTAACCTAGAGCCTCACCTAAAATGGACGAGAACGCGCCAATCGCCCAAGCGGCGTCTGACTCTTACGGCGACGGTTCACCTTCCGCCGCCGCAACGTCCGTCATCCAAACCTACAACTACATCTTCCAGAAGTACCGCAGGGAATTTGAGGAGTCGTTGACCTACGACGAGACCAAGGACCGTAAGTACCAGAAGGAGATGCGAAAGCTTGCGAGAGAAAGGCAACGTCAAGCTGAGATCGATCAGATTGAAAAAGATCGCGGCTAGTTTTTATTAATTATTTTTCGTCTCTATAGTTTAACGGATAAAACCGTGGATTTCTAATCCACTAATCAGGGTTCGATTCCCTGTGGAGACGCCAAATTTCAGTGCAGCACATCTGTTTAAATTGCAAGACAGAGTTTGTTAACTCTGACAAACGAAGTAAGTTTTGTAAGCAATCCTGCGCTGCGGTTTACAACAACAAGCTTTTTCCAAAAAGGAAAAGGCTGCGTAAATGCAAGAATTGTGATAACCTTGTCAAATCTGGCCGAACTTATTGCGAGACCTGTGTTTCTAAAAAAATCCATTTTTGTAAAAACGGAATGATTAAAAATGGATTGATCGAGGACAGAACTCTTGAAGAAGAAGTTTTCTTAAAAAAGCACAGAGGCGCTAACAGATACGACCACATCAGACAGCACGCCCAGCGTGTAATGAAAGACGAAAAACGCGCCTGCCAGTGCGGTTACGACAAGCACGTTGAAGTTTGCCACATAAAAGCCATAAGGGACTTCGATTTAAAAACAAAAATAAAAGACATTAACTCAAAGGAGAATCTCGTTCTCCTATGCCCCAACTGCCACTGGGAGTTTGACAATGGACTTTTGACCCTAAAAAATGTTGGTAATTCGCAGAGCAACGCTTGACAGACGATCCTACACTGTGATAATGTTAAGGGGCGAAGAGCCAAAGTGGATTCCAACAACTGACTACGAGCACCAACGAATTTTAGAAATCTACAAGCAAGATAGACGCTACGACGGCATCCTTAACGACTTTTCAGACTACGACATCAAATGAATATCAAAAAAGGTTTTGTAATCGAGTTCAACGTGCGGGGCGACAATGGGAAAAAGTATCCAAACTCCGTGATGACGAGCGAAGAATTTGGCACAGAAGTGTTCAATGACTTGACAGAAGGCGAGCAAGCTGGTAGTGTATCTACAGACAGAGATATTGAAGGCATCGTTGGCTTCAACACCCCTGTCAAATACGACCGCGCATTCGTTATTTTAAATTAATTTTATCGTCCCATAGCTCAATTGGTTAGAGCAAGCTCTTTATAAGGGCTAGGTTCTGGGTTCAAGCCCCAGTGGGACCACCAATTTCACAATGTCTTACGTTCAATTAACTGAAGCCCAACTCTATGACCTTGGAAGTCGCGGTTTACCGTATGACGACAGGAATATTCTGAGGCTTCATATCCTGCATCTTCGTCACGAACACGATATGAATGTTCGTGATATTGCGAAGAGGATGGGAATGAAAATGAAGACGGTACAAAAGTATTTGAAGTCCGATTCTGTCGAATTGCAAAAGTTTAGACCTGAGTTTTAAAATTTCGGTGCTATAGCTCAATGGTAGAGCAGCGTCCTTTTAAGTCGTTGGTTCTGGGTTCAAATCCCAGTGGCACCACCAATTTTGGCGTAGGGCTAAGACGGTTCGATTCCGTCGTCATCTTGGCCGATGTTTAATAGCCGATATGGACAAGGCAATGCATCTGCCATCAAGGTTCGATTCCTTGCGCGCCATCAATTCTCTTAATCAAGAAATAAATCATATGGAACACCCTCTATATTATGCCATTGATTATGATCTTAATGTGATCAAGTTGGGCTATTTTGACAACTACCATCTTGCTTGTCTTTATGCTGAAAAAAAGGAGATTGAGTTTATGAAAATTTTCAATCACGCTGAACTGGTTACTCTTTACAATAACATTGATGCTGCCACATCAGATTGGTCTTAACCGTTAGATGATAGCGGCATAAAATGGAGCCTTCATTGGTTAGACAACCTTTTACTTGACTTCCTTCAATCCTTCAAATACACTGATCGCACAATGAAAATCACAACCAAAAAGTCCAAGTCTGTCCGACTTGTTGCCGAAAGCTACGAAGACCGTTGCCTGCTGACCGAAATCAGCCGCAAGATGAACAACAATGCGTGCTATCACGAATACATTGACACTTCAGCATTTGACCGTCACGAACGTGTCACTGAACTGACCCTGTGCATTACAGAGCCCGTTAACTCTTAACGCTTTTAATGTTGACTTTCGCCGTGAATTTTTACTATTAATTAATGAAGCAATGCCGCCGCTGCGGGACCATAAAAGAAATCGAACAGTTCCCATTCTTTTCTGGTCAGCAGACGGGGCGCAAAAACACCTGTACGGAATGCACGAAAGAGTTGTCTCGGTTAAGAGCAAAGCTCAAGACCGAGAATCCTCCACCAGCAGCGGGCGAATGCCCTATTTGCAGCACTCACACCGAAATCTGGATACTGGATCACTGTCACTTCACGAATGAGTTTCGGGGCTACATCTGCAACAACTGCAATCTCGCGCTTGGCAGATTCAACGACGACGAAAAATTGTTGAGAAAAGCTATTGACTATTTGAACGGAAAAAATAGAGTGTAGGTAAATGGCCGTATAGACCAACCGGCAGAGTCAAGTCACTTAAAATGACTGTAGTGTGGGTTCGAATCCCTCTGCGGCTACCAATTTAAAATGATTAAAATTATTCTGATGCCTTTTCGCGCAGCTTTGGCTGCTGCTGTTGTCATCGCATTTTCTCCTGTTCTTTTGATCGCGCTGATTGTCGATCACTCGATCATCAGTTCAGAATTATGGAAAGACGTTTTTAATTTTGTTATTCACGGTTCAAACGAAGCTTACTGGGACTAAAATGAAAAACACGACTAACACCCTCATTGGGGCAATCGCCATCTTGGCGATCATTACTATCTTCTCGCTAGAGACGAGAACGAATGCGGCTAGCGAGGTCTATGACGAGCCTTCGCCGCAGATGCTGCTCTCCGAGGAGCACGCCGAAAGCATCATTTCCATCATTCAGACAGAAGGCTTTGATGCGGCGTTTACTCATTACTCCAACTACCGCGACATCTCCGACCCGCACTTCCACTACTTGCGACAGAACTATATCGATGCTGCTGCGGAACTTATGAGTTATCTTGCAGCTTCCTCTGGAAAGACTTTCGAGCCACCGTACTATTTAAAGAAATAAAATGAGAGATACTGCCAAAATATCCTTCGCGCTATTCTTCTGCGTAGCAATTCTGTTCTCACTAATCTTTTCACAGGAGAAGCCAACGCCAACAACCGCAGCAGTAGTATCGCCGGACACTTACTCTGCTGTTGAAGGACAAGTGGTAGAAATGAGTGCGACTGCTGAAGGGGACACTCCACTGACCTTTCAGTGGTACAAGAAAGGGTTAACGGATATTTTGGTTGGCGTCGGTCCGACATACACCATCCAAAACGCCAGAGTTTCTGATACCGGCACCTACTACGTATCTGCAACAAATTCTATTGGAGTTGCCCAAAGTAACATCGTAACGCTTAACGTCTCTCCCGCCCCCACAATCACAAACCCGCCGTCATTCATTTACATCGAAGCCCGCGACGACATTCGCCCAACATCATCGTGAAGAAATCATTTTTTATCATTTTTATTCTCGCAGTTTTTTTTTGCTTCTCCGCGCCAGCCTGCTCACGAAAATCGGATGAGCCTCCGATGTTCAATGGGCAAACCATCAACAAGTTAAGCTTGATGGTTGCTTACAACATCCCGACAACCGGCAAAGCTTCTTATGCTGTCGTCAATCGGGACTGGGTGCTGTGGGCCTACGACGATTACCGCAAATGGTTAGGCAGCGGAGCTTATGGAGTAACAAAGTGGGACGACCGATCCCAATGCACCCTGTTTGCAACCGCTTTTGAAGTTTACTGCCAGCTTGCGTTCTTCCGCCAAGGCTTTCACAGCGACATTCAAGCGCAGGGAATTGCAGTTGGAACTGTATGGTATTTCACGTTCACTCCTATGCAGCAAGGAATGTTGGAAGGTCACGCAGTCAATCAGATCATCACGCAGAATGGGATGGAATACTTTGAGCCACAAACCGGCAAGTTTATCCAGTTGACAGAGGGTCAAAGACTGTCAACTTACTTCTCAAAATTCGACTAATGAAAATCGCTGTCCTGTCTGACACTCACGGCAAACACTTTGGCATCCAAGTGCCAGACGCCGACACGGTTATTCACTGCGGAGACTTTTGTGATTTCGGGCAAATCAAAGACGCAATGTCGTTCTTGAATTGGTTTAACTGCTTACCGCACAAGAATAAAATTTTTATTGCTGGCAATCACGACCTTGCCTTTGAGAAAGAAAGCTTCATCAAAAACTTACTAAAGCACGATTATCCGCAGTTAACTTACCTTGAAGACAGTGGGTGCGAAATCGAAGGAGTAAAGTTTTGGGGCTCGCCAGTTTCCCCACGTTTCTTCAACTGGGCGTTTAACCGGACTCGCGGCGCGGAGATCCGCCGCCATTGGGATATGATCCCTGCGGATACAGACGTTTTGATCACGCACGGTCCACCTTATCAAATTCTTGATCGTGCTCCAAGGGGAAACTCTTACGATCACGTTGGGTGCAGAGACTTGCTCGACAAGATAGTTCTACTGAGTCCGAAACTTCATTTGTTTGGGCACATCCACGCTGATGGAGGTAAAAGCTTTGTGAGCGGAATGAACACAATTTTCTGTAACGCTTCCATCGTGAGCGAGGACTACAGCGTCACCAATCAGCCGCAAGTTTTTATTATTTAAAAATGAACCAGTTCAAAGAGGCGTCGATGGAAGATGTCAACGCTGCTGCTGTTGCTGCAATTTCTTGCCTTGAACAGCTAAAAGTGCTTGACAGTAACGATCCGAAGCACGATGCTTTGTTCAACCAATTAACCGCAGTGATGGAAAAGTATTTCAATTATCCCGATTACCAAGGCTTCCAATGAAAACCAAGAAAGATATCCAACACTACAAAGACGAAGCTGAACGCTATCGTTACCTTTTTGGCTGGCGTTTCAATGGCGAATATGCAGTCGCTGCTCGCGCAGCCGCAAAGGAAGACCAGCGTTTGTATCGTAAGGTTGGCAAGAAGTTCGTCCCCGTGAATGACCCCTATGCTTACGATGGTCTTCGCAATGGCTTCTGGCTAATCCAAGTCAAAGATGGCTCCACTTCCATCCGTCAAGAGATCTATCCTGACAAGGCTTCGCTCCACGCCGCTGCTCGTTTGATGGAGGACAAGCTGGTACAGATTATTTGTAAGGCTTGTGAAGCTCGCCCTAACCAGACAGAGCTTTCTCCCCAAGAAAAGAAAGATTGGGAGGCTTTTATGAAGAAGCACGGGCAGTCTTTCAACACTCTATCTTATCCTTCGATACAAGAAAGTGCCGAAAAGATTGTGAAGACTCTGATTGGGGAGGAACAGCCGTGAGCGATACACCGAGAACGGATGCTGCGGTTGCCCTAACTAGTCAGCACCGTTATGACGATAGTTTCGGTGATCCAATCTTCGGTTGGGTTACTGCCAAT